GTGATTAAGCCTGCACTGTTCACTGATAAAGCTGTCGAGCCTGTGCTTGACTGCCATTCTTGTAAGTTAGCTGACTGCCCTGATGCACCACGAACAACTAACCCCACATTTGCAGCTGTCGGGTTATTGCTAAAAACATTTATGCCCGCAGTGTTAAATGACATTACTGTTACAACAGATGGATTGCGGATACCTGTTGTTTGTATACTGCCAGTTGTAACAAACTGTCCTAGTTGGTTTATTGTTGTTGTTGTTGCGTTACCAACGACTTCTAACAAGTTTGCTGTTTGGCTTGCACCATTAGAGTTAATCGTTAGACCTTTAGTACCATCTGCACCTGTAGCAATAGTGTGTCCACCTACAGTAAAAGCGTTAGCTGTGTTTAGTTTGGCTGTGTTCGCTAGATCGCTTACTAGGTTGACTACTTGACTTTGGGTGATTGCTGAACCTGAAACGCTCACAGCTGTTGAAGCGTTAGTTGCAAATACTGCTGTACCTGAGTTAGTTGCAAAAGTTGCTGTTCCTGATGTTGTAGCGAATACTGCTGTACCTGCATTTGTCGCATAAGTTGCAGTTCCCGAAGTGTCTGCATAAACGGCAGTTCCTGAGTTTGTTGCATAAACTGATGTGCCTGCATTTGTAGCGTTATCGGCTTGTGCTACTGTGCCTGAAGTGAAGTCGCTGACTTGTGACTTAGTTATTGTGCCTGAGATTGTTACAGCTGTACCTGAGTTAGCAGAATAAACTGCTGTACCTGCAGTCGTTGAATATACTGCTGTACCTGCGTTGACAGCATAAACAGCTGTGCCTGCTTGCTGTGCAGTTGAAGCAGAAGTTACTGTACCTGAAGTGAAGTCTGACACCTGTGATTTAGTGATGCTTAGAGCAGTCTGATCTAAACCAATAGAACCTGTGCTTGTAATAGTCCCACCTGTAAGGGGTGCAGTAGCAGTGATGCTTGTAACTCCGTCAGGAGCGTTTGTTGCGTTCTTCCAAAGTTGTGTTGCAGAATCGTATGCCAAAACCTGATTGTTTGTAGGATTGATTATTTGAACGTTATGCAGTTCTTCAAGTTCATAACCATTCTGCACTTTAACGAAAACATGGCCATCACCTGCACTTTTCTTTGTCACAACACCAACATAAACGAGATGGATTGGGGCTTGGGGTTCAGTTGCAGTAAAGCCACCTGCAACAGTTCCAGATAGATACAGTTGATCACCTGCATTGAAACTTTGAGTGTTTATGCCTTCAAGGTAGCCTTCAACCATACATAAACCTGAAGCGTTGTTTGCTATAGCTGCACTCAACCAGCCTAGAGTTCTTGCAGAAGTAGCATCACTAGTTGCTATGGCAGGGGTTACTTGAACGTTGTTTCCGTTAGCCCCAGAAATGTAAACAATAGTTCCTTTAGGCAGTGTTGCACCTGTAGCGTTGCGAACAGTCACATAAGTAGGGTCAGTGTTAGCCCCAGGTACACCCTGAACACCAATGTTATTCAGTTCAATACGGACAATGTTTTCTTCAACAACAACAGTAGTTGTTTCAGTAGTAGTTGTTATGTTTGTGTTGCTCATCTAGTCACATTCCCTACAACATTGAAAGAACCCTGCAAAAGTCTTGTCACTTGTGCACCTGAAGAAACAAGCTCAAGGTCATAAGCGAAACTACCTGAAGGGATAGCAGCTGACTGAGTTGAAGTAACAACAACAGTGATAGTCCCTGCAGTGCCACCCAAAGTAATACCTGAACCGTCAGTGTTCAAATCAAGTAGTGTCGCTGTCGCATCTGCTGCTTCACGAACCTGCATACGAGCTGTGTAGCCTGTCCAGTTCAACGCAGTACCACCCTGAGTTACAGCAAACTGTTGGTCAAAGTCTGCACCTTGAAAACAAGTGATGTCAAATGCTCCTGGAGTAATCATTTAGAACCCTAAACCTTTCGTAACAACCAAAATAACGCCTGAAGTGATTAGAGCTGTAACAAGTGCAGGTATCCAAGCGTTACGGTTTATCTGCTTCTCTAACTCACGTATTCTCGCTTCATGATCACGAGATGACTCTAGTATTTGAATACTGTTTGCTTTTAGAATCTCAATATCTCTGACTATCTGCAACAAGAGAGTCTGATTAGTAGGTTGCTTAGGGTCACTCATCTGGAGTCAACTCCTGCGAACAGAAACAGCAAATCAACGCTAAACCGTCAGGATGTGCAGAATGTTTCTCAACACCCATAGGGCAGTTCTCTGTCTTACAAGTAAACATCTTTTCCCCTTATCCTGCAGCCGTACCAGAAGTCATTTGAACAGCGAAACCTGTAACAATAGCTGAAGCAGCAGAAGTAGTGTCACCATTGTTTCTGCAGTTGATAGTTGCTGTACCTGCACCAATAGCAGACACGAAAGCAGTTAGATAAGGTGAGTTAGTTGAAACAGTCACAATCGGGGCAACACTAAACCTAGAAGCAGGAAACACTACAGCCACAGCAGTACCAGAAACGTTAGGGGCTAAAGTAGCAACCTGAGTGTAGCTGAACGCTGAAGTCGCATAAGGCAGTTTGTCAAAGTTACCGTTTAGATCACTAGCAGTCAAAACTTCGCCAATAGTAAACACTTTAGTTGCAGCCATAATTATTCTCCTAAACCCTTATTTTACTATGCCAAAATACCTGTGTCCAAGACACCAAGATAAGGCGAGTCAAGTCTAAAAGATAAGTTATCTAACGAAGCAAGATTTAGGGTTACAGCATCACGCTCAACATCAGTATTACTGTTCACACCAAGAACTTGATAATACTTATCTACAACACCGCCCTGAGCTGACGGTTGAAAACAAACCCTAACCACGTCACGAATCTCAACACCTAGAACAGATGTTTGTACCGCTGAACCTAAAGACTCTAAAGCAACAGTCAACTGATTAGCCCGATACTCTGGCAGACGGAACTCACCTAGAAACGCTGAAGCAATCTCTGCAGGCTTAGTAGTAGAAGTAGTCAAGTTATCTGTCTGACCGTACCCACGCAAACCATAAAGCAACTGACTAGCAGTATCTTCAACCACAGCCGTAGCATTTACACCTACAACCTGAACTTTGTTATACAACTGCTCAGAAGCATAAACAACTTCTAGATCAGTGAATGGAATACCTGTACCGTTACCGTAGGCTGTCCCCTGGCTGTTAGCATCAGCAAAAGTAAGCACTGTAGCAGTAGACACAGCCGTTGCAACGCTTGTGAGCAAACCTGACTGACTTGCATAAACATCGCCACTCCAAGCAACTTCATACGCTGTTGAAGCCGAAGAAGTATAAGGGTTATATGTTCCGTCAAAATAGTTCACGCTAGTGCCTGCAGGCTCAACAATAAAACCATCACCATACACAGTGAAACTTGTTCCACCTGTAACGTTAGCGACAAACTGCACTCCGCCCACGCTAGAACCTGCAGCTGTCAAAGATGTCTGATAGTTGACCCATTGTGTTGTTGCTGTAGAAGAAACAGTTATCGCAGTTGAATCAGTTACAGCCCCAGTGTTATCAAGCAGAAACGCACTGATGTTGTATGTACCTGAAACGCCCCTAAGTGAACCTGCAAAAGTGTAGGTCAAACCTGTTTCGTTGTATCTGCCAGGGTTGATGTCTTTGTATTCAAATCCAACAATAGAATCTGCAGGAACATCAGGGTCAACAACAGTTCCACCACGCCACAACTGTCCACCATACAAGCTAGAAATCGCTGTAGTAGGTGAACCTATCAAACTCCAGCCTGTAAACAAGTTATCGTTACTGATAAGCGTGGCCGTTGCAGGGTAAGCAACAAAGTTGTATCGCATGGTATTAGTCCACGCATAGTTAGTGAAACTACGATCCTTTAGCTGCATAACGGCTGAAGCGTTGCTAAAGAAATCTGCAGGCTCACTTCTAGCCACATTCTGCAAATAACTCAAAACGTTATCGCCAGGGTTATTTACGTCATAGCCAAGCAAAGTCTGCCCACCACGAACACCACCATACTCCACAGCTGCAAAACCGTTGTAGTTCATCACAGTCTTGATACGGTCAGAAGTGCTCTCAACCTGCCAAGCAGTACCACCAGTAAAAGAAGCGTTGCTTACCCGATAAATCATGTCTAACGCTGTCAATGTAGCTGTAGCATCAAACCCTGATTCTTCATAGTTGAAGTCCCAGTCTTGAATAAACCCTGTAAACCGTCTAACACCGTTGCTAGAGATACGGATACGCCCTGCAGGTTGAACCAGCGTATAACCACCAGACACATACCATAAAGGCGAAGAAGTGTTTAGTGGGTCAAACACACGATTATTGTTTACAAAAGTAACTGAAACGCTACCTGCACTAAAGTCATCAAGATTACGGTTTATGCCACGACTAATAGAAACGTTTTGCACATACTGCGTAACGTCTATGTAAGCACTAGATCCAAACTGTAACTCAACAACATAACTAGGTAAAGGCATTACTGTATTTTCTTACCTACAGTTGCAAGATTAAAAGGCAAACTACCATTCTGCTTCAAA